GGTTTTCCTTTGCAAGCTCTCTAAGCCTTTTTACCACACGCCCATGTAGGTCGGCTCCTCGCTCCATGACAGAATCCGGTTGGCTGGAGCGCCGGATGAGATTGCTGGGTACGCCGCCGCGGAGTAGGTCGCTGACTGCCTCCCCCGATCTTCCGGAAGAAAATGGTGTGGCTGGCACAGGTGAAGGTGAGCCTAAGTTCAATGGCGACCACGTTGATGGCGTCTTTGGTGTAGGCAATGGCGGAAACATGGCGTCGATATCAGTGTGCCCACCAGGCGTCCTTGGTATAGTTCCTGAGCCCATGCCCAAAGCTCTATTGGCAGCCGCTAGCTGTGCGCTTAATGTTTGCGGTCCAGTGCTGCCGGAAGCTACTGCTGGGTTGTTGGCTATAAATTCGGCCAATGCAGGCCAATTTGACTGAAATTTTGGGTCTTGTACAAACTGGTTGATCAGCTGCCGGTTCACCTGGTCATAGCCAAAGCCAGCCTCGCCTCGGAGCAACTCATGAATGGTGCCGTAGGCCCGATTCTCCACGTCCGGATACATAGCGCCGCGGTCAACAACCACCGGCCGGAATCTGTCGTGCTGTGGTGAAAACTCGGGAAGCACATTGCCGCTGTGCAAGTCTCCTATGCGTAGTCCACGCCGGGCCATCTTCGAGACAATCTCAGCCAAGTCCAAGGCTTGCGGTGCAGCAAACCAGCTGGGTGCGCCAGTGCTAGGGCTTCGTGGTGGTACTGGCTTTCCGGCGACTATCTCTGGCATGGCAAAGACTTTGACGTCCTTTCTGGGCATGCCTCGTTCGTACCACCAGATCGGAGCTACACCTCTGACATGGCCGGGGTGCATGATATCTCTGGCCTGATAAGTAGAAGGCGACTTGCCTTGAATAGCTACGGCCAGCGGTTGCGAAGACTCTTGCAGCGGCACTCTGAAGACTCGCTTGTAAGCGCCGCCATGGCCAAGTTCTTCCAAGCCATGCTTCTGCTCGGCTGCTCGGGTGCCCTCGTAGGTGCTCGGCTTGCTACGCACAGTCTGAGCAATCTCTTCCAGCAGCTTGCTTATTGGTCCGCCTGGGCGCAAGCCTCTTGGCGGCATGAGGTTTTGCCACGTTCCAGCCATGGCCGGAGCAAAAGCGCCAGCTAAGCCAGCCCCAGCGCCAGCACCAACTAAGGCTGCGCCTGGAGGCGCAGCTTCGTAGTAGTCAAACTCAGGTGCCCCAGGATACCCAGGAAAGATCTGCGGATAGTAGCCGCTGACCTGACCCGGGTCCATGAGAGGGTGCCAAGGCGGATTGGGTGCCATCTTACGTTAAGTTACCACCTGGCATCGGGCCGACGCCGGGAGGCTGTGCGCCGCCCATGCCTTGTCCCATGCCTGCAGCTTGGCGTCCACCAGCGGTAGTCTTTTGCATCTTCTGCATGGCGCGAGTGATGATCTCGACGGCACGCGAGACGGACTCCAAGATACCAATTTGTTTTCCGGCTTCTGCCATGCCCATCAGCGACATTTGCAGGAGTTGGATTGGGTCAGGCTGACCACCAGCACCCGGTGGGCCACCAGCGCCAGGAGGGGGAGCTCCGCCAGCGCCGGGAGGGGCACCTGCGCCCGGAGATCCAGCGCCCGGAGGCGCACCGCCGCCTTGCTGCTGAGCAGCTAAGCCCATAAGTGCTTCGAGTTCAGGATTTCCGGGCATGATAGCCTCCTACGGGACCGCGTTGATCTTGGTGGTTAAGGCGTTAGTTTCGTCCACCAGCGTCTGCACTTCGGCAGGCGGCACAGTGTTGGTGGAGTACTTGGCCAGCAGAGCGTCGACTGCAGTGGTCAGCGCGGTGACTGCAGCCTTGAGATCATCAAACTGTTGCATGAGTTGCTCCTGGTTTAAGAGTATCTGGTACTCTAAGGGTAGTAGGCGCTTAATCCAGCGCATATGCGGCTCCAAGGTGGGAGCACCCGGCATTGAGTGCTCCCGGTTCGTTTTTCTCAGGCCATGCTTAGATGACCATGCCCCGATGGCTTTTACGGCCACGGTGCTTCCGGCCCCTACGGCCTCTCTTTTTCTTCCGAGCCATGGTGTATACCTCCTGGTTGATACGCAGGAAGGAGCGTGACCCTGGCCGGGGTCGCTCTCCGCGGCGCGGTCTAGGAGCGTGCACTCTCCGACTGCTGCCTGCGCTTACGGCAGTGACCTCTAGGGATGTGCCGTAAAATCATTTGCGACTTTTGCAAAATTCGCGGAGTTGCCGCTTACTCATTTTGGTTTTGGTGCGCTTGCCACGCTTCTTGCGGCCGTATTCGCTGCACATGAAACGTTGCTGCGCTGGTGATTCAGCGGGCATTATTACCTCTTCAGCCCGCCACGGTGAGTCTTAAGCCGCTTCGGGTGCTTGTAGCGGCTCTTCAGACCCTTACGCTTCCTGATGCCATGCGTACGCATAGTACCTCCTTATATGCGCCCGGCGATCTTCTGCTGGCGCTCCACCGGTCCCTTCTTGGTGCCTTTTTGTTTCTGCATGCCAGGCTCAACGCCTAGTGCTTGCTCCTGAATAGTGCGCTTCAGCACTTCCTGCCAGTCGGGAAATTCGACAGCTTCGAGGATAGCTTGGCGGTCGATGCAGCCCATCTGGTAGAGCTGTACTGCTATGAGCCCCTTCTGGATGCGCGTCATGCTGAGGCTGCTGCCCGGCGCGACGCGGAAGCGGAAGTCGCGATGGGCGTCACGTAAGCCTTCCGGGCCGATAGCTTTGATGAAGCTACGCCGGACAAACTCGTATTCTTGGAAAGCGCCGCCTGGGCCAAGGACGTGAAGCATCCGGTCGTTGGTGTAGAACTGGATCATGCGGCTGATGATCTTCTGGCCGACGCGGGCGATCAGTCCTTCAAGGGCGCGAGCTTTCAGGCGAATCATGGCGGAGGCGGACATCTGCAGTTGTTCGATGCCGAGGCCGCTCTGGACGTTGCCTGCTTTGCCTTTGCTAAGGATCTCCGGGAAGCCGCCGCCACGAGATTCGATAAATTGTTCTAGATGCTGAAGCATCGTAATCGCCGAGTTGGGAACGCCTTGCGGGTACTCCCGGCGAACGTCGGTGCCTGGGCGCTTCTTGACAATCTGGCCGGGTATATTGGTGAGCTGGCCCCAGCCGTCCGGTCCATCAGTGGCCGGGAAGGCAGTCTTATCAGCAATCCAGATGGCATTGTTCATCAGCATGGTGTTCTCTACGATGACTTCTGCCAGCTTGTTCAGGAGCAGTTGCGGGTAGCGCTGGGCGAAGACTTCGCCGTCGCCCCAGGGACCGTCGACGTCCTGATACCAGTCCATCATGTCGAACGGGTGCACCAGGTCGATGTAAGGGTTAGCTTCGTCGTGCAGGATGACGCCGTCGTGAGCCCAGATAATATAGCGGCCACCCGGGTATTTGCGGCGGATGACCTTCTTGGTCTCGCCGGTGGAGCTGTCGGTGACTTCCACTTCGGTAGTAGTGTAGTCGCGTAGCCAGTAGTGGCGGACTAAGGTGCGGGCGATGGCAGATTCGGCCGGTGGGCGCTGCGAGCTGGCGAAGCGCTTACGGATGCGAGTCATCCAAGACTCGGCGGTAGCTTCATCAGCCGGTGGGTTCCAGGGCTTGACGTCTTTGGCTTTGTCCTTGAAGAGCATTTTGATGCTTTCAAGCGTGGGTGTGTCTTCAAGGATGACGTATTCGGCGTCCGCTAGTTGCTCGGTGCTGACGATGAAGGGGTCGACGTAGAAGTTCTTGGGATCGATGACGTCGACCACGATGTCCTGGCGCTCTTTGCTCCAGCGGGTCTGGGTAACCATGACGCCATAGGCTTGGGCGTAGAGCAGCCCACGCATGAGAGCGATGTCCATGCCGAAGTCATCCCACCAGGCGTTAGCAGCTTCGTCCAGGAGCTTGGCCGCTTGGGCGTGGCCGACGCCGCTGCGCGTGGGCAGGACGTTGAAGCGTGGCTTGGTGTCCGTCATCATCGCAGTCTTGCGTTCGATGAGCGGACGCAGGAGATTGAGTACCGCAGGCGGCTTGTGCTTCGGGCGATTCGGATGCATCTGGTTGCCACGGATCATATCACGGGCACCGGACCAGTCCTTTTCGATGATGTCCTTGACTGCTCGGGCTTCGTCGAACATCTTGCGCAGCTTTGCAGCTTGCGGACTTTCTTTAGTTGGCGAAGGCATTTAGTAAGCTCATGATAACGTAGGCGATGCCTAAAGCCAGCATAACCCAAAAGAGTTCATTGAGCATATCTCCGATCACCTAAAACTCCGGAAATTCAAAGGTCGCTTTCTTTGTCTCTGGCATCGGGTGTTTAGTCTCCCACTGCCGCCAGCGCTCTTCCCAAGGCTCCAGCTGCTCAGTTCCGCGCAGGAGCTCCGAAAGCGGGGTCGTAACTGCCGGAGTCGCCGACCGCTTCCGACTGGAAGATTCCGGAGCGAGGCGACTTGGGTGGCTCCTGGCCCACGGGCGGACGAGGTAGCTCAGCAGTCTTTCTAGCACCAGTAGCAAGAGCAAGCTTAGCTGCACGTACTCCATGCTCGTTGTCCTTGTAGAGTTGTCCGGGCCAGCGGCGATGGAATGATTCGTCGCAGCCGCAGGCGCAAATAGCGTTGCCATGGTCATGGGCTACCGCAGCGTTGGTGCGCATCCAGGTGGGGTCCAGCACCGGTGCGGTGTGTTCGCCAGCATCGTAAGCCTTCTGCATGAGACCCACCAGGAGCATCCAGATGGGAATGCTCTGTTGTTCCGCAGTCTCCTTGAAGACTTGCGGCAGGCGCTCGGGCAGCTGTTCGATGAGCAGGCGGGCGGCTTCGTTGAGCGCCATGGCCAGGATGGTGGAGGACTCTGGCGAGGGTGACTCCAGCTTGGCTGGCAGGCTCATGAGCTTTTCGAAGGTGTGTGCGTTCGCTTCGCCCATCTCGTTAAGTTCTGGAAGCACGTGTGAGGGAGACTCAGCCCGTTCGGTTTGATTTTGGGCGTCGGATGTAGCCAGTGGTTCCATCACTGGAATCTCGGGCGCGCTTTGCTCAATAAGTGGGCTTTTAGCGTCTCCCTTTTCGTCGTAGACTTTTTTCTTGTTAAGAGCCATCATTTTCTCCCAATAAGTAACCAGATAAGCAGCTGCGTGAGTATGAGCTCAAGCAGCCACATGCTAGCGTCCCATTCTCATACTGCGGCTGCGGACTTTGGCGCGCGGCCGGGCGCTGCGAGCTTTGTCCTGGCGTTCGGTTTCGCCTTCGCGTGTGGCAGCGAAGCGCCGGTCCATGATTTCGCCGACGCGGTCATTTTCCGTAGACCACTGACAGGCAGCATGCTCTTTTAGAGATCTCATAGGTTGCTCCAGTCGACCTCGCGTGAGCGGTAGGTGCCACGCGGGTCAGTGTTATCTATCATCGGGCGCGGGATTATGACATTAGCACCGAGAGCGGGTGCCTTCTCCTCTAAGTAGGGTGCGATGACATGAGCTTCTGATCCGGCTGCGAAGTGGGCGTCCGGGTCTTCAATGTAGAGGGTGCATAGGGCAATCATGAAGGCCATCACCCGGTCGTCGTGGCCAGACTCGGCCTCGAAGCTCATGGTGCCGGGAATCTTTACGAACTTCCACATTTCGTCGAGCAGGCCAGCGGAAGTGATGCCTACGAGGTTGTCGCGCAGGCTGGCGACGGCGCGGTCGACTAGAATGGGCTTGGTGCTGATGTTAGTCTCCCAGCCAATCTTTTGCGAGTAGCCCCGGCCGGAGAGGCGGTCGAAGTATTGCCAGCGGTAGAAGTGCCAGTAGTTACGCTGGGCTTCGGCTTGGGTAGTGAGCCCATGGTTGTTGATTTCGATGCTAAGCATGGCATTGTTGTAATACTTGGCGAGTACTACGCAAAGCTGGCCGAGCGCTACTGGGTCCACCTTGCCATGCCACTCGGCGACTTGAGCGGCGAGGCCATGCGGGAAGGTGCGCTTGAGGACACACATGCAGGAATAGTCGTCGCCGGTGCCAGAGCTGGGGTCCACTCCGATTACGTATTCGGTGTCGCCATTAGGATACTCCCAAATCTTCAGCAAGCCTTCGGAGTCCGGATGCAAGCCTTCGGAGTGTAGGTCCAAGTCGCCTACCCAGATAGGGTCTGAAGGTATGAGCTTCTGAAGAATCTTGCGGTTGAAGATTGGGTAGCCCGAAAAGATGAACGCTTCGCGCTCGGTGGCCGGATACTCTTGGCGGAACTTGTCGGTGTCGCCCTTGAGCTCGGAGATCTTCCAACGCCGCCAGTGGAGCTGTTCGAGGGTGACGTTGTGGCGGCGGCGCAGGTCTTTCTCGTCGTCGTCCAGCGTCTTCTGGAATTTCTTTCTGGCGGAGTCGTCGTCAAAGGCTATCGAATACTCCGGTAGCACCGTCCATGGAATAAATAGTGGCTCAAAGGCGCTATCGCCTTCAATCGCTGCTTCCCATTCTTCAGCAAAGAAGTTGTCGTAGCCGTTGGCGGTGGACTCATAGATTACCAGGGAGCCTGGTAGCGTGGGCACCATAGGCATGATGGCCGGGATGATTTCTTCTGCTTTGCCGATGGGCCAGAAGGCGACTTCGGAGAAGTGGACCAGGTGGAAGCTGGCTCCTCTAGGTGGTACGAACTTTCCGGCAGTCTGGACTTCAATGCGGCTGCGCAAGCCTGGTTGAACCAGTCGGGTTTTCTCGTCCGGGTTTTCAAAACAGAGCTCCTTCTTCGAGCTATAGCGCTTTAGCGGTCTATACTCAGGCGGCAGGTTTTCGTAGAAGTTGCGGCTCATTTCGAAAATGGTGGAGGCGGAGTCCTTATCCTGCGAGAGCACTAGTGCATGGGTGTTGGGCCGGGTGTGCACCTGCCAAAATAAAAGCGCTTCGGTGAAGGTGGAAGCGCCCATTTGGCGTGCTTTTAACACTATCTTGCGGACCGGCTTTCCCTGAGCCATAGACTCCTTGATGCTTAGCCACATGCGGTGCTGGGAGGGCCACCACTGGTTGAACAAGCGGAATTGCCGGTCCTTGGTGCGAATTTTGAGAAGCCCGGAGGCGTAGTAGGGAAAGTCGTTGGCAGCGCGAGCGAAGTCGAAGAGCTCAGCAGGTGTAGCAGTTGCTGGATTCGGAGCGCTAATCATCGTCAGTCTCCGCCAGCTCGCTACCCTCAAGCACCCGGGCCTCGGTGAAGCCTTCGACCTTGACGTAGCGCTCGGTATCCGGAAGCTCGCCGCCTTGGTGGATAACTTGCAGGCGCTCTTCGTAGGACATGGTAGTGTGCGTGGAGTCTACAGTGATGGTCTTTCTAGCGCCTAAGCCGGTGCGGTCGAGGATCTCGCGGGCGGCATTGAGGCGTAAGTCCGGCCGGTGCTGGAGATTGGCGACTTCCTTCAAGGCGTTGATGGCGTCCGGTTGCAGGGAGCGTAGTTCGGCGACAGCGTCGTAGAGGTTGAGATTGAGCTCCGTCTGCATGCGCTCCAGCTCCTTGCGGAAGAGCGGTGAGCGGACGACGTAGCGGGCGGTGTTGTAGGAAAAGCCACACTCGGCAGCAGCGTGCTTCAGTGGCTCGCCCAGCAGCAGGCGATGCATAAGCTCCCGGTGGCGAGTGGTGATACTGGCGATGCGAGGAGGCAGTATGTCAGTAGCACTAGGCGCAGGCACGCCGGGAGCCATAGTAGGCGTTTCAGGTGTAGCTAGCTTTACACTCTTGGCCATCTTACGCCCAGTATACGTGTACGCGCGCACTTGTCAAGCTAAAAGCGCATGCTGTGTAAACTTTCACAAGCCTGCATACGCGCGGCTGCAGCATACGCGCGCGCCTGCAACATACGCGCAGCTGCGTGCGCTAAGCACCCGGCGCTGCAAATAGTCTGTTGCTACCAACATTGTAGGTGCTAAGTACCCGGGGATACGTGCAAACTTCCGCTCCGCTTCCAAGGCGAGCAAGCGCCTCATACCCTGGCTCGGGCGTCTGCGCTTGCGATTGCGTACGCAAAAAAAAGCGCCGGGCAACTTCGCCCGGCGCTTGTGCTACATGCTACGCGGCGCGCTTACTTCTTAAACAGCGCCGCGGCGCGGTCACGCGCGGTCACAGGTTTCTTGTCCTTGGCCTTGTCGGCCACCTTGCCAGCTTTTTTCCGCAACTCAGTGCCAAGCGCGCCTTTTGCAACGAAG